CTAAGTGCGAAACGGTGTGCTGGTACAAGAATCCAGACAGACAGACGTTTCAAGATTACATGGCAGAACAAGGCCGCTGCCCTGAATGCGGCTCAGACCGTTGTATTTATCACAGTTGGAACAACCGACGCGACGGAATCGCGGCTCCGAAAGGATAGGAACATGGCAGCGCCCGCAGGAAATACAAACTCCAACAAAAACAATCGCTTGTGGGCAGATACAATACGCCGCGCAGTAGTTCAAGCAGACGGCGCTAAGTTACGCGCTATTGCTGACGCATTGATTCAGAAAGCCGCAGAAGGCGACATTCAAGCAATCAAAGAGTTGGGCGACCGATTGGACGGGAAAGCCGCGCAAGCTGTAATCCATGCTGGCGACGAAGACGGCGGCCCGATCCGTGGCGAAGTGACTATAAACTTTGTGCGCCCTAAGAGTTGAACTACCGGAAGCATACGACTTCCTGTTTGATGACAAGGCCGCAGATAACAAGCCAGTACGCTATCGTGCTGTCTATGGTGGTCGAGGCTCGGCGAAGTCTCACTCGTTTGCATTGGCGCTAATACTCAAGGCGTACCAAAAGCCGCTACGGGTTGGCTGCTATCGTGAGATACAGAAGTCAATCAGGGATTCGGTCAAACGGCTTCTAGATGACAAGATACGAGACTCAGGACTAACGGACTTCTACGAGTCCACAGATACTGAAATACGGGGGGCTAATGGCTCCCTTTTCATTTTTGGTGGGCTGAGAACAAACCCGGATGCGGTGAAGTCAACCGAAGGCTTAGATATAGCAGCGGTGTTTGAGGCTAACAAAGTCTCGCAAAGATCGTGGGACTTGCTGATACCGACGGTTCGCAAGATAGGCTCGGAGATATGGGCTGAGTGGAATCCTGAGTACGCAACTGACCCTGTAGACCAGATGTTCAGGGGTGCTAACGGTGCGCCGCCCGGCTCGATAGTGAAACGGGTGAATTGGGACAATAACCCGTTCTTTCCTGAAGTCTTGATGCGTGACTTGGAATGGGACAGAAAGCGAGATCCTGAGAAGTACGCGCATATCTGGCTAGGCGAGTACCAGACCAGAAGCGAGTCCAGAGTCTTCAAGAACTGGACAATAGAAGAGTTTGAACGTCCCAAAGGCACGATTCACCGACTCGGTGCAGATTGGGGCTTCTCAGTCGATCCAAGCGTATTGATTCGATGCGATATCGACGGCAATCGGCTATACGTTGATTATGAAGCGTATCAAGTCGGGTGCGAGATCGTAAACCTACCCGAACTGTTTATGACTGTGCCGGAAGCGGAGAAATGGCCGTCAAGGGCTGACTCTGCACGACCGGAGACCATTAGTTATATGCGGACTCACGGGTTCCCGAAGATGCAGCCTTGTATTAAAGGCTCGGGTTCAGTTGATGAGGGCATACAGTTTCTACAGTCAATGGACATCGTTGTTCACCCACGGTGTAAGCATCTCATTGATGAGTTGACGATGTACAGCTACAAGGCCGACCCGCTAACAAACGAAGTCCTTCCGATACTGGAAGACAAGAACAATCACGTTATTGATGCCCTTCGGTATGCTTGCGAAGGGGCAAGACGCGCAACCAAACCGAAGCCTAAAGACGAAAGAAAGCCCCGCCCACGAGTTAGCCACGGTTGGCTCGGCGCATAAATGATGAGCAAAATCACAGACGTTAAAGGCGAATCCAAGGAAGACGGGGACGCCGCTTTCCTAGACGAGGCCCGCAAGCGGTTTAAGCTATGCGAAGACGGCTGGAAAGATAACCGTCTGGCCGCGCTGGAGGATATGAAGTTCAGGGCTGGCGACCAATGGCCTGAGAAGATTAAAGAGTCTCGTGAGAAGTCCGGGCGTCCGTGCCTTGTTGTTGACAAGCTAAACCAGTACGTCAAGCAAGTGGTCAACGATGGCCGTCAGAACCGCCCGATGGTCAAGGTTAGACCGATTGACGACTACGCCGACGACGAAGTAGCCGAGGCATTCCAAGGCATCATTCGGCATATCTGCGACCGCTCCAACGCGGATGAGGCATTCGACACGGCATTAGAACAGGCTGTAGTTGCGGGTTGGGGTTGGTTCCGCGTTGCGACTGATTACGCGCATGAGAACACGTTCAACCAAGAGATTGAAGTTATCCGCATCCCTAACCAGCTTGCGGTGGTCTGCGATCCGTTCACTCAGAAGGCAGACAAGAGCGATATGCGCTTCTGCTTTGTCGTTGATGAGATGGCGAAGGATGAGTTCAAGAAACAATATCCAGACGCTAAGTTCACCAATTGGGAAAGCGACGGCAAGAACTACGGTGAGGATGGCTGGCTAACGGCTGAGTCTGTCCGCGTTGCTGAATACTGGCACGTAGCCGAGGAACCAACAAAACTACTCCTATTGTCCGATGGTACTAGCGTACCTGAGTCGCAGTATCTTGAGGCAGTAGCCGAACAAGTAACCAATCTGCCGACAATTGAGCAAGAGCGCGAAGTCACCACTAAAAAAGTTAAGTGGTGTCGTATGTCGGGCGCTGAGAAGCTAGAGGAAATCGAATGGGTTGGTAAGTACGTGCCTCTCGTTTTCGTTGGTGGTAATGAATACAACGTCGATGGCAAGGTCATCTACTCCGGCCTGATTCGCTCGGCTAAAGATGCGATGCGCCTGTATAACTTTTCGCGGTCTGCTTACGCTGAACGCGTGGCTCTTACTCCTAAGGCTCCGTGGGTGGCTGATGTTAAGGCTATCGAGGGATATGAAGGCGACTGGACAGACGCCAACGTAGAGAACCAGTCAGTTCTACGTTACAACAGCACAGACGAAGCCGGGAACCAGCTTCCAATACCGCAACGCAACAATCCCTCGGACATTCCAGCGGGTTTTGCACAGGATATGCAACTGTCTGAGCATGACATTCAGGCAGCATTGGGGATGTATAACGCATCTCTCGGCGAAAAGAGCAACGAGAAGTCAGGTCGGGCGATTATGGCTCGCCAACGTGAAGGCGATACGGCTACCTTTCACTTTCAGGACAATCTATCTCGAGCTATTCGCTATCTTGGCCGTATTTTGGTTGACCTGATCCCGAAGATTTACGACTCTCGGCGTGTTGTTCGCATATTAGGTGAGGATGGAGAAGCGAAACCCGCTATTGTTGACCCGCAGATTTCAGGCGCAACAGAGAAGCAAGGGAACACTTACATATACAACCTAAATGCTGGTTTGTATGACGTGTCGGTGGCCGCTGGCCCGAACTACACGACCAAGCGCATGGAAGCAGCGGACGCCATGATGCAATTAGCTCAGGGAAATCCTAACCTGTTCCCGCTAATTGGCGATGTAATGGTCAGAAACATGGATTGGCCTGGTGCTGATGCCATTGCCGACCGTCTGAAGTTGATGCTCCCGCCTGAGATTAAACAGGCCGAACAGAATAACGACGAATCGCCGGAAGTCATCGCAGTCAAACAGCAAGCACAGCAAATGCTAGACCAAGCCACACAACAGATCCAAGCCGCAGAAAACGGTATCGCGCAAAGGGATCAAGCAATTGCACAGCTTCAGCAAGAATTAGCCCAAGCCAAGCAGACCAACGACTTAAAGGCGCAAGAGATACAGGTAAAGGTGTTTGAGGCTGAGACTGAGCGTATGCAAGTCGAGGCGTCGTTGATGCAGCCAGTCGAACAGGCGGCGCAACCAGCACAGCCGTCACAACCCTCCGCAACCGTCTTAGTGGATGGCAAAGAAGAACTAATGGCGGCGGCTGGTGAAATGCAGTTAGCAAGCGCAAGCATACAAGAAATCGCCCTGCAAGCTTCGCAAGTGTCGGCACAAAACGCACAGACCTTAGCCCAAGCCCTCGAAATGATGGCACAAGGTCAAGCAATGTTGGCTGAAGCGATTACCACGCCTAAGAATAAGACAGCGCGAGCAGTAAGACAATCAGACGGTACGTTCATTATGGAATCGGTGGAAACCAGTGTCTAGCGCGGTTGGTAGCACTACAATCGACTTTGGTGCGTTCCCCGGCTCAAACGAGGCAACGGTATCAGTTATAGGTCAGACAGAGATTCTAGCGACTAGCTACGCTGAAGCGTTTTTGATGGCTGAATCAACGTCCGACCATACAACGAGTGACGCGACCTATGCCGCTGCGCTTATCGGCCTATCGTGTGGTGTTCCTACTGCGGGCGTAGGCTTTCCAATTTATGCAAGATCAACAGAGAAACTAACAGGCACGTTTAAGGTGCGCTGGGTTTGGAGCGATTAAATGGCGTTAGACACAAATCTCAGGGGCAGTACGACTGGCAACGGTCAGGAAGTTGACGACGCAAATAACGCGAAAGTTACGTTACCACAAGTCACTACTCCAGACGGAACGGTAGCGCCTCAGTATGTCGGTGCGGCTCGATTGTTCTGCGAGAATGACCCCGGCACGATCACAAACGAAGCAACGCTAAAGTCTCCGGAAGTTTCGCAGGACTACAGACTACGAGTTGGCACTGATACGGTACTGATGGTTGATACGTTTAACGCCTCAACGCAGAATACTTCCAACTGGTCGTACACGTTTAACACGTTGACTGCGGCACAACCAGGTGCGGGTACGGTTAACTTTAGTGCCGTACAAGGTACAACGTCTGCACACGGCGCATTCATGCGGACGTTCCAATACTTCCCGTTGTTTGGTACGGCTGGGCTATCGGTTGAGTTTACTTTTGGCCAATTTACCGCTGCATTAACCACTAACGAAGTTTGGTTGATGGGCTTGGGGCTTCCTACCGGAGCCACGACAGAACCGACAGATGGCGCTTGGGTACGTTTGACCACCGCTGGCCTCATTGGTGAGATTCGATTTAACAGCACAACGACGCAAACGGGCGTCGTCCTTCGCACGTTGGGACAGCTTGCCGTTGGCAACCTTGATAAGTTGGCGATTGTTGTTGGTGAGCGATTAGTTGAGTACTGGTTAGATGACGT